TGACAATGGTGTCGACATCTTTAGCGTTAGTCGAGTCCACAAATCGTATCACCGCGCCACCGTGCTCAATGCGTTTGCTAAACGCGTTCTTCAATATGGGCACGAGGAAGGGAGCCAGAAGGCTCCCCGGGGTGCTATAATCCCCTATTCCTCGTCCGTCCTTGCCTGCTTTCGCAGATTCGGGGATTTTGAGTTTGTAGGTAATCTTGTCCATGAACAGATCTTCGTACATACTCTTGTCCCGTATTAGGACGGATAAAGCCTTTGCTCGTATTTCAAATTTGGGATGAGCCGGATCTAACGCAGCTCTTATAATTTCCTCTAATTCGTCTCCGAGTTCACCTATTTTGTCCGACATTTCAGCCCGCACTTTGCGGTAGTAACTATCTATGAACCGACTCACTCCCCTGTTAGAGCCTGGTCCTAGTTGCTGGTTGTTGTGGGACAACTCGCTTTCGCGATCTCTGGCTGCGTCTATGCGGTTGACGGCACTAGCCAAATTGGTCACTGTGTTTCCGTAGGTCACTACCTGTGGGTGGTGGAAACTTGGCCCACCCACGGTATGGTATTCACGCGATCTTCCTATCGCCCCATCTGCTCGGGAGAAGGGTAACTTACCGGCTTGCTTAATAAACTTTCGTCTCTTGAAGCGCCAGTTAGACAACCCCTTCATCAAACCATATTTGGGTACGCCGGACGTCGTATCGACGGTGTATTTCCGGCGCACCCCAACATTGGTACGCGTGCCGAACAGAGGGGCAGCATCCTACAGATCTCCGAGGTTGTTCTTGACCTTTGGAGCGCTAAGAGACGAGAGGTAATTCAGTGCCGCAATGTGCTGACAAGCTAAGTCTATCGTGTGGGTGAATAGACCTGACTGAATGTACTGGCCCCAAGGATTCTTGTATTGACGCTTGATCTGCAAGATGGCCGTGTGTGTCATCTGTTGTCCTAGGCAATTCGCTAAAATCGTCTGATAAAGAGTTGGGTGGACCAACACCTCACGTGTGTGGGTGAAGTCGTTGGCCCGGATGAATGATCCGGCCGAATCTAGCAAGTCGCGGAAGATGCTGAACTCCATTCCAAGGAAGCGGTAGTCTTGGAGGATCGAGCGAGCGCGCTGTCTGGCCTGGCTGGAGTACAGTGTGCTCAAACCCATGAGGTCCTTCGATAAGTGCTTGCGCCCGAGGTGTCCGGGGACCCATCGGGTACTACCCCAGTAATCTGAGGCCATACTACCTCTAGGCTCCACGTCAACTGTCGCCTTCCAAAACGTCAGAAAACCACCGGCAAGCCACTCGATGAAAGTGGTGGGTCCCCTCTTTTCGTAAAGGAGGCCAACAACAAGTGGGACGAACATGACCCTTTCTTGGTAGATAGGGTCGGCGCAGAATTTCGGATTGTAGCGTGCGGTTCCGACAGGTGCGTCAAAGACGGCAGGGAGAAATATGTCGTTCCTATCGTAGACGGGCTCTTCTCCAGCCATCCAGTCCGTTCTGACTTTCTTTAGAGAACGCCAATCGATAGCTTCCTCGATGAGTTTACTAGCTGCCTTGCCATTGAGAGCCACTTCTGACACGTCGTGGGCTAAAGATGCCATATCCATAAGAATGTGGTGGTTCCTACGTTGGAAGGCGTGTCTCGTAGCGAGCTCCGCGTCTTGTGCGGCTATAATACGAGGATCAGTTGGCCGAGCTAAAGCGGCGAGTGCCGCTAAGGTTGCGACTTCCTCTACGTCCGCTCTGTGAGCTTCATCCCTGTACCAGAGGTCAACATGGTTTTGACCAGCAGCCTTTGCTATAAGTTCATCGCGCTTGGCTATCACACGAAGATCGTGCTGTAGCGTGGAGCTAGCATCGCGTTGTGCGGCCTCTTGTTGGGAGAGTGCCAGACGGGCAGCAGATTCGTCGGCAATGACTAGTCGCTTGTTAGCGCACTCCTGATCAGTGATTCGAGTCTTGTGTCCAAACTGTCGATTGTCAGCCTGCTCTGAGATGGCGCCGGCGTGCGTCATGTTATCGCGGTTAAAACCGGCACGTGTGCCATCATTACGCTCGACAGCTTCTGTCTCAATTACCCGCATGGCTCGGGTACGGTCAAGAGTGAGGGGCAGGGTAGCGTGCTCCGTCTCGAATTTAGCGTTGGTGTATGTTCCGATGTTAACGCCGGCTCGACGTGTGGTGTCGAGCGCCAGTTGAGAGATGTTTGTGATCAATCCCTTGACATCCCCTTGAACCTTCCGATTATCGTGGTCGACGTTCTCAATTGAGGCATTGAGATCGGTGGGATCGACTTGTTTCATTCGAGCCACGACCGAGTCAATCGTTTCATCGTCGGATGGTGGTCCAAAGTCACCAGGACCCCCGCCCCTGCGTTTACTACCTGCATTTATCATCTTGGCTCGACGAGGTTTGTCAGGGGGGCCTTTTGCGGCGTTTGGTGGTGATTTTGGGTCTTGGTGATGCATTGGAGGTCCTGCTTTCATCTCACGGTCACGCTTAGGAGGCATATCATCGTCCATTGTTACCTCACCGTTGGCCCCGTTCAATTGGCTAGGAGCCCGGAAAAGAGCGCAAAGTACGACTAACAAGACCAACACAAGGCTCCAAAAGCGAGTGCGAGTAGACGGGGGGACCTTTCCCGAGGTGCCCGGCTGCACCAAGTATACATAGCCGGAATCCCTAATTCTACTCAAGACAACAAGCTTGAAGTTTCTAAGCAATCGCCTCCTGTAAGAGGAGCAACGACGCCACCATTTTGAGACTATAAGAGTCCGTTCATCGGTGAACTTGATCCATCTATTATGGATGAGTTCGGGTTGGCTAACTACTGTAGCGGGGGGCTCCGCCTGTACATGCCCTATGTCCTACTTTGTGAAGACTTGCCACTCTGAATTGTCGAGACACGGGGCGATAGGTCTCTTCTCTACCGCCGAGCGTGAACTCTTTGAAGTCTCAGTGGTGAAACCCGAGACTACTAACTTCTTGGGGAAGGCCCCTTTCAACCAGCTCTTGTGACCATTATGTACACTAGCTAAACTTACAAAAATGAGCAGTGGTAAAATTTGCTCGACCCAGAGAACCCCTTGCGACTGGAGAGTTCGTCTATCCGAATCGCGTTGCGCGGTGGCGAGGGCAACCTTGAAACCATTCAAGTATAAAAGCCTCGAGTAGGAACCGATATCCAGGCTCACAGGTTTATTCTGATGAGGTTCAATCGCGAGTAGCGCCTCGTGAGCTAAGCGGATCATACACGTTGGTACAGCGCTCGAGTACAAGTCACTAGCAACTTCATTCCACACTGGTTGCATGGTGGAGTAAGCCAGTCTGTACTGCTTGTAGATCACCACAGGGAGCTGGTCCCGGATGTTCTCGCGGAAGGTAGCTAACGCCATGTCTGACAAAGAGATAGCTCTCTGTAAGCGCACTGGATCCCAATTCCAGTCCTCCTGAGTTGTCTCTTCGGAGACTGGTTTAGGGGCCAGAGTGGCTTTGGCGCGGAGTAGTGCGCGTCTAACTTTGGCACCAGCGCCTCCGTGGTTAACTACCCGCTCACGGTTGGCATCCTCCTCTCGCTTGCGTATCGCCATGAGGTCATCTATCGCGCTGTGGAGCGCAGATAGGACCTTCCTGGAATCCCGAACTTTAAGTGTGGTGCCCCACTTGGATGCTATAGGTAACATTTCCCTAAAGAATGCGCTATAGGCGTCTTGGCTCAGAAAGAGGAAGTGGTTTGGTGACCGTTTCGCTCGGCGTTCTCGAGATATAACCATGTTGAACAAGCGAATGAGGTTGACCCGTGTGACTGTGGTGTCTTTCGGGACTTCGTTGGCTATGACGGTACGAAAGTAAGTTGAATACACCGGTAATAGGGTGGCGCCGCCAGGTCCAGCGTATGGTGCCTTGTCGTCGCCAGGTTCACCTTTTACCCGGTAATTCGAGGGTCGCGACTTGGGGCCATATCTCTCGTAGTGCTCGTGACCCCCGGTAAACTCCCCAGAGAAGTCATACTCTTGCTCATGGGGAACGTCATCCAAGGCCTCATTCTCGGAGAAATCATGATCACTCTCATCCCCGTCGTCTTCTGCCCATGTGCTCATCAAGGCGTTCAGTGAGTAAGTGTGATTCTTAGACATGGCGGACGGGGGTTTTGGGGCACTGGGCGACTTTTCAGTCGTGATTGTCGTACCAACAATCATGTGAGTCAAAACTCACTTGAGATGCATCTCAGGTGCTGCTTGCAGCTCTTCTAATAGGTGGCAACAGGGTTCCCGAATGAATCGAGATAGACGGGTTTACCGCTGTTGCCGAAGACTCCGAAAGAGTTGTACTGGGATATGTCGGCGTAGCACGAAACCAGACTCGTGCAACCAACTCCACCGGTAATTCGCATCTTGTTGTTAACACCTGAAGTGGCAGGGGCGATGTAGACATGCACCAGGACGCTGACATCAGAGCCGATGGCTGAACCGATAGCCTGCGCTCCCCCGGAGAGAGAGTTCGCCGGCGCGACAGATCCATTCATGTCCATGATAGCCGTGATGTTGCCTGTGAGGGTGGTGATCCCCACGTCAAGGGCTGCTCCAGCTACGACAGCACGAGCCACTGAGTTCACGAGTAGAGATGTGGCGCCAGCGTACCATGCGGGGAACGTAATTGTGGCACCAGTGCCATCTGGCTCGAAAAGTACACCGATGGAGTTCGAACCTCCTCGAAAGAAGGTCCCACCAGCTCCCCCGAACGGATTCGCTCCCGTACCGGTCACAACACCATTGTAGGGTGAAGTGAACAAGTCGCGAGGGATAGTCAAACCACGTGCGGAGGTTAGCTTCGGCACGGATAACTTTACCATGTAGTACATCCAGAGCTCACCTATGGGTAAGTTCTGGAAGCCAGCGGGTGAGTTTGCGACAGCGACTTGCAAGAGCCCATGATCGTAGGTTTTGACATCCTGAGTCGATGGAACTGGTCCGGTCCGGGTATACAGGATGGAGCTGAGCGCAACTTTCTTGCGGTCGCACTCTACGCCGTGGAGCATGTGCTCAGTGGTCTTGCAGGAGTGGGCTCCATGGTACTCCATCATGCTAATCTTGTCTGTGAACTTCTCGGCAGCAGAGTTGTAGTTCGTAGCCATTATGACCGTGCCACACTGACCAGTGGTTGAGGAACCAATGTCGGTGGTGGTGCTGCGATACTCTACGATGAGTTGGATGTACTCGTATTGCTCGTAGTTTGCTGCAAGCTGGGACAACCAGTCTGTGGTTGCGGAGAGTCCAGGATTCAGTGAGTAAGTCTGATTACTAAAACTAGACACAGGACCAAGAACGTCGCCAATGTACTCTTTGCGAGTAATGACAATGGAGCCAGTCTCGTCGTTGGGAGCGGTGTATCTGGCGGAGACTGAGTGCGAGCCGCTTGCAATCCCCTCAACCAGTGCGTTAGTGTGAACACCATCGGCACTAGTATACGAGCCAGAACCCATAAGGGCAGCAACTCCTTTAGAAACAAGCTCTTTGCCAGCATGGCTAGCAATCCCACCAGCGAAGCGACCAACCGCCTTCCCAATCTTGGATTTGTACTTTCCGTGTCCGGTATAGACTGGGTAAGCTCCACGGGGTGGGTTATTGGCTTTGTTTCGCTCTGCGATGACCCTCTTCTTGAGAGCAACAACTTGGAGTGCGAGATTCTTTTGAACATTCTTTGTGATCTTCTTAGGCATTTTGATATCAGGATTAGCAAGGGGTGCGTTCACGCTTTGGTTGTAGAATAGACCTTTCGGCCTCGTGTGGACAACCACCACACGTCGCAGTCGAACTGCGTTATTTTGAGATCACCTTCTAAACCCACGGTATCTCTAGCATTCTGGTACGCTGCCCTCGGGTCTACGAGACGTAATAAGCTCGTTCCAG